GCGTATTTTTTTAATAAAAATAAATATACAGAAGAAGATGTTATTAATTATTTAATAAATAATAATTTACCAACAACGCAAAAAATAAGCAATCATAAATATTATTATAAAATTAAATTATTATCTGAAAAGAAGCTTAAGATAGATGGTTATAACATCATAAAAAAACAATTAGAAGAAAGTATATTAATAAATTCAGCTTATAAACAACCTACTATTAATAATACAGTTTCATTTTAAAAATATTTATATAATAATATAATCTAATTATTATATATATATTACAATATGACTGATCTTATTCTTCATGCTATAATTCAAAAGAAATCAAAATATAAAAGTAAACAAGATGCGTTAACAGATGCAAGACAACATTTTTCAGATCAAAAAATAAAAGGATTTGTAAGAGAGACAATAAAATCTTATAGAGTTCGAGTTGTACCAAAAACTAAATTTGATAAAACTACATTTGTTTCTAAAAAGATAAGCCCACACACTACGCTAGTTTTTGGAAAATTAAAAGTCAAAGGTGGAGCGGTTGAAGCGTCGCAAGTAGAAGCTTTGGTTAATGCTTCTTATAAAGATAATAAAGAAGCACCAGAAACAATAGGTGATTATAAATTAGATAATAAATTAAGCACAAAGACAGCTAAAGTTTACCATGATTCGAAAACTAATAAGACAGTTGTAGCAAATAGAGGAACTAAAGGAAGTAAAGACTGGGCGAATAATCTTGCATACGGAACGGATGTTTTAACAGGTAATATATTCAATTTATATGATAAAACTGATAGAATGAAAGAAGCAGAGAAAACACAAAAAGAAGCAATCAAGAAATATGGAAAGGTCGATACAAATGTGGGACATTCACAATCAGGCGTTATTACTCGTAAATTAAATAAAAAAGGATTAACTAAAGAAGTAATTAATATTAATCCTGCTTCATATTATGAAAAACCAGCAAAAAATGAATATACATATCGTTCAACATTTGATCCAGTTTCAATGTTTTCAAAAGGGGCAACAACTGTTAAAGATTATACTATTAATCCATTAAAGGCACATTCAACTGAATTTTTAAAGAAATTCTCACCATCTAAATTATTAGGCGGTTCTAAGGATTCAGAAACCAAAAAAACTTTATGGAATACAATATCTATTAAAGTCCCTTCTGAAATGGTTGATTTAACAAAAAAAGGAAGAGTAACGATTAAAAAAACATTAACAAAAACTAAGAATGTGAGCCGTTCTCAAAAAGTCCCGTCAATAAATATTATTCCCGCTGATATAAATCAACCACAAATAATTAATAATGGTAAAGAATGGAATGTAATAGAATTAAAAAAACGAATGACGCAAGCTAATGCATTATCAAAGAAAAATATAGGAAAAGAACTTGCAACGAACACACCGGCAACAATAAATCAGTTTTTAACAAATACCAAAGAAAAAATAAAAAATAGTCCAGGAAAGAGAGAGAGAGAATTAATACAAAAAGATACACTTGATATAATGGAAAAAATATTTGGTAGAAGGTTTTATATGAGCACTTATGATTTATCAAAACTTAAAAAACTCATTAAGAAAGCAGATACAAAAATAAAATATATTAATCTACTTAAAAAGTATAATATTAATAATACTATTGATAAAGAAGAACTTTTTACATTAATATCAAAATTAGTATATATGAGTGGAGAACAGACCGAAAGATATATAGAACTACACAAAAAAGTGGCAAAATCAATTGATTTTTTGTAGATAGATAATTTATTTTACAAATTAAAATAAATAAAATAAATAAATTATTATATAAATATTATATATATATAATAATGGTACCCTCAAAATGGATCGAGCACGTGAAGACAGTAGCCCAAAAACTAAAAATGAATTATGCACAAGCACTTAAAGACCCTAGAACTAAGGCTTCTTATGGTAAAATGAAGGGTGGCGCATTTTGGAAAGATTTCGGTCGGGGTTTTGGAAATGGTTTCATTGGAACCGCAAACATTGCAAAAGGTATTGCGACACAAGACACAGATTTAATAGAAAAAGGCGCTAATCGTGTAGTAGCTGGAAAAATGACAAAACAGCCTAAAATGATGTTAAAAGATATTAAACAAATATGTAAACAACATAAAATTAAACTTTCTTCAAATGGTAAACCATTTAATAAAAAACAACTTATTGAAAAACTACAAAATTTAAGCGGTGGTGGCATTAAATCCGCTAAAAGGTGGGCTGATTTCGCAGTAGATACCGCCAAACAAGGAATTGGTCTTTATAAAATGTTAGCCTAATCATTCCTTAAAATATAACATTCTTTCTCTGATAAAATAACTTTAGGATAAGTTTTAACAACTGTTGTCCATCGTGAATTTAACTTTTTAATTTTTTTAATTTGTTCTTTATCTAATCCTAAATATGAATCTAACATATATTTAAGATTTCGTCCACCAACAGTTGCCCCAAACCAAGTAATAGAAGTAGCTTCATTAATAATCATTTTAGTATCATTACCACCAGCACTAACGTGAAAAGTTATAGCCATACTAATTTTATGATGTCTACCAACTTGCAACATTGAGTTCATATAAGCCCATACTTTCTTTTTCAATAATTTATCAGAGATATTATCAACATCATCAAAGATAACCAAACTATTTTTAAACTCCTCCATGGGGATTAGTTCGTCATTACAGAATTCACTATTTAATTGAATTCTTTTTAAACCTCTTATTTTATCTAATCCTTCTTTGTCTGAATCTAATGTTGAAAAAACATAAATTGAATTTTTAGGATAAATCTTTTTATAATTTTGTGCGTATAGGTATACATAAAAAGATTTTCCACTTCCAGATTGTCCAAAAATATATAATACATCTCGTTCTTTAGATGTGTTAGGCATCGGTGAAAATGTTTCATCTTTTTCTAATTTCAGTTCATCGGCTGAGTGTTTTGCATCTGAACTCAATGAAATAATATGGTTAGTTCCTTTAATTTTTGCAATAGATGCTCCAGTGCCTTCAAATGTAAGATGTATCTCGCTCATTTATATTATATAATAATATATAATATAAATTATTTCTAGATTATTTTTAAACTTTTATTAAATTGGAGGTATTCTTTTTAATGCTTCTTGTAATTTTTGGCTGATAATACTTGAATTTAATCTGTCAGAAATCGAATCAGATAAACTTGTGAGATTTGGTGCAGTAATTGTAAATGATGGATCTAAAGTTTTAGTTAACTCTATTAATTTAATAAACTCTTTATTAATTCTATCATTAATTTTATCAACAGGCATACTCGGATAAAATCTAAAAGACGAGGCTAACTCATCCCATCTTTTCCGTAAATCTTTTAATTCTATTAAGATTGTTTCTATATCAAATAAACTAATAAATTTAGATTTATTAATTATATTAGTTTTATACTCCAAGTTTATATTGGTTATTTCATCTAAAATTTTAGTTAAAAGTGTTAATACAAATGTATATTCTAAATCATCTCTTGCAATATCTTCTATTTTTAATTCTTCATCTTCTTGCGGTTCTTCTTCTTCAGCTTCGGCTAATGCTTCAAATTGCTCTGTCGCTTTTTTTAACCTTAGAAATTCTGTTTCTGCGTCTGGTTCTGGTTCTGCTTCTTGTTCCACATCGATTGCTTCTTGTTCTGCTTGTCGTACTTCTTCTATTGCATCTGCCACTGCTAAAGGTGCAATTTGTTGTGCTTTCTCTAATGCTTCCTTTATTTTTGTATTTAATTTTTCGTACTTAATAATTTTCTGTTTTAACTCTTTTTTTACTTTTCTTTCTTGAAGTATTGATAAATCAGTTTTTTGTTTTTCTTGCAGTAAACCTATTTCTTCTGCAATTATATTGAGTTCTTCTCCTAATGTCTGTACATCTTCTTCTGCTTTTCTTGCGTCGGTTTCTGCTTTTCTTACTTTTTTTTGTGCGTCTCTTACTTTCTCTTCTACTGTTGCTGCTTTTACTGCTTTTTCTTTTTTTACTTTTTTCACTTTTTCTTTTCCTACTATTTTCTTTGTTTGTTCATTCTGATACTGTCTTAATAAAGAAATGGCTTCTGCTTGATTTGCATATGGTGAACCTTTTCCTTTGTTTTTTATAGTAACTCGAATTTTTCTATCTCTTAACATATTTAGTAATTCTGGAACTGACCGTTCTTCCATATTTATATAATCATCATCACTAATAACTCCGCCTCTTAAGCCTGCACCTTTTATCATTCTATCAATATTATCTTCATTTTCCTGACCTTTTGGATATAAAATATTAATTTCTTTAATTCTTTGAATCATTTCATCATTAATCCGTTGATTTATTTTTTTTCGTGTCAAATCATCCATAAATTCTTCTGCGGAAATATTAAGATATTGTGTAAGTTCAACCAAATAACCGTCTACTTTGATTAACTTATTCAAAAAATTATCAACATTATCTTTGTATTTTTCTTTATTCTGATAAAATAGTTCTCTTTCAATTCTGTTCATTTCCCGTATTTTATCATTTTGTGGAAGTTCTTTAAATTGTTCCTCGGCGAGCATTTGTCCAACTGTTAGCATCGAATTAGGGTATTGTTCAATTCTTGTTTTACTCATATATAATATATATTATAAAATATATTATATATATTAAATTATTTATTTTTTCTTAATCTTCTTTTTTATTTTACCACCAACGGTTCGGGATAAAGTACTCATATCTTTTACTCTGTCAATATCATCAATAATTCCAGTTTGTGCAACTGCTTGATTATTTTGATATTCTGATGGAGTAATAATATTTTTAACGGTTCCTGAATATCGTATAGGTTGACCAACTGCCAGCGTATCGGGATGATAACTCATATTAGGTTTAGGCATACGAGAATTAACACCAAAAGCACTAATTACATCAGCTTGATAATTAATAGGTTTAATAGCGAGACTACCACCAATTAAATTTTTAGTAATTAACTCACTTTTTAGTCCGCCAAAATGGATCGGTTCCATATCTCTTCGAATTCGTTCTCTAATATAATCCATATTTAAATTATTGGTTAACTCTGCTATATGGCGTCTGTGTGGGTTGGATCGTTCTAGGGCTTTCTGCATAATATATATATAATATAGAATTATATTATATATATTTATTTTATTTTGTATTAATTAAAAGATATTGTTTATGTTTTAAAGAATTTAAATGTCTTACTTTATTTTCGATACAACAATAAGAACCACATTCACATATAAATTTTGTTTGTCTTTGTTCTTTTATTTTTTCTTTATTATTTAATCTATATTCTTTTGCTTTTTCTTTTTCTTTTTCTTTATTATTAAAAAAATATTCTTTTTTGTAATGTCTCACATATTCTTTTCTTTCGTCTTCTGTTTGATGTGCTCTATAGTTATTCAAATTACTGTTTAATTCTCGCATCATTTTATCTTCTTCAATTAATAGCTCAATTTTTGTATTACAAGGAAACTCTTTAATAATAATCATCTTAAATTGCATCCATCCTCCGTTATCTCTAATCATTTGATATACTTTTAAATTATAACTCATATTAGTAGGTTTATTACATATGCACTTATGATGTTGTTTTCTTTTAATAAAATTAGTCGTTGAACCTACATATAATAATTCTTCATTTTCTAAATGTTGAATTTTGTATATAACTGCTTTTTGATAATCTATTTGTGTTAATGGCATATTATAGTATAATAATAATCCTTTATGTCGTTTTATAATCTATTGATATTAATTTATCGGATGTACTTACCAAGTCTTCCGCCCGACATCACTCCACCTGATACAACACCACCGCTCATAGCAGATCCACTCATCCCACGATGTGCTGAACCATTATAGCCAGTATTATATTTAGAGTGCATACGGTTTGCCATATTATTGAAAACTCCGTTTGTATGGCGTTTGCCTCCAACAAGTCTGTCAAATTCTGATTCCATCATCATCGATTCTGGCTTTTCATTCATTCTCGTTGACAAGACAACTTCTTTAGTTAAAATACCAACTTCAGTTGCAGAAACTCCCTCGGTAGTGCTGAAAATTCCAGATTGCTGAGTAATAATAATAATTTCAGGCTTCACAGGAAAGCTGTATGTATTCTCAACATCTAATTGAACTTGGAAATTGAAAGCTCCAGAACTGCTTGCACTGAGCCAGTCATCAAGGCTGAAATCACGAACAGGATCAAGAACAAGTAAAGAACCAGTAGTATATATTGGTTGTACGCCTCCAGTATCATCATACGGAGCAACAGCAGTTGCAATATTTGCACCAACCCCGTTCCATTCAAAAAAGTTTTGAGAAGATCCATTGCGTCGAGATAATTTATACAAATCGGTAACAGTTGCGGAACTTAAAATCCCAGAATTCGAATTAAATAAGATAAGACACTTTTTAATTGGAAGCCAAGAATCACTATTAGTAGCATTTTGTTCTGCCATGGGGATACGCACCCCAATAATAATCCGATCTGGGACTACACTTAATTGAATATTAGAAGAAGTTAACTGAGCTTTAAATGGGACCGGTTGAGTAATAGCTCCATTTACTAAAGTTGGTACTGGAACGGCATTAATCGAGCCATTTTGACTAAAGATGCTTAAATATCTTGGAAATTCCATATATGGTACACAGTTGCGACTGCTTCCAAGCCGTCTAACTTGTGAAGGAGTCATAGTTACAAAACGCATTAACAAACTGGCTTTTTCAAAAGCGTTAGGATTCATAGAGTTTCCTAAAGAAATGCTTGTAAGATAAGAAGGTGAAGAATTAGTAGCATTAGGGAGAACTGTTGAACGAGACTCCCGCCAGAATCTCTTCATTGTAGAATCAATATTAATATTCATTGAAATTTGATTAATACCATAAAAGCCAGCCTCTTGATTTTTTGCATTGTTGGTAAATGGAGAAAGAGCAATAAACGGTTCAATTAAATCAATGGAACATTCGATAACCCAAGTATCAGTAAGTGCTGTAGATACTAAGCTTGTATTTACAACATTAGGATTACCACCTGCACCGAGTACAGTATGAGTAACCTTTAAAACTCTCAATGGGAGGGACCCGCGCCCGAAATAAACGGCGTCATAACTTGATTGACTTAAACCTCCTAACGGATTATTGGTAGCTAACACACCGTCAGAATACTTGTTATAAAAAAAATCAGGCAAACAGCTCGTATTTGAGTTTTGTTCACTGATCAATGCGTTATCATTTAAACGAAGAAGACAGGCAAGAATATCTTGAGTATTACTGTTGACACTGACATTGTTAATAGTACTTGATACAGTAGTCATAAGGGAGTTTAAAGGATAAGGACCAAAAGCCGATGAGAGCCCGTATTGAAATGCAATATTTTCTGGACCAGCAGGAGCTTGAGCGGCTGGAGGGGGTACGCCAGTATATTTTAATGTGAAATTTACAGTTGAAGAAAATAGTAAATGACGATCAATTACACAACTTTGGTTAGGCACCTGGCAGTTGAATGCCATGGCATTATTTGAAATGCTTGTAGCGTTGAATTGTTGATAATTTGCTTTTCCTGCAGATTCTACACCGAAGGAAATTTCAGAAGTAAGAAGACCTGTTAAGTTATCTTCAATTAATACAGATTTGAACTCAGACATATATATTATATAATTATATATTATTTTAATTAAATTATTTTTTTAATTTAATTAAACAAATTATATTTTTAAAGTACTATTCGGCAAAGCCATATACGCTGAGCAAAGCTCGGCTATTCTTTAATTTTTTCAAACAATAATTTTACAGTAATTGTAGCCCCACCACTTAATATAAAGGCGTTTAATTGTCCATCTCTTCCTTTCCAAAATAAACTTAAATCAATATTTGTTAATGCAGTTCCCCCGATTAATTCAATGCGTCTATATTCAGCACTAGGTACATAATACAAATATGGTTTATATCCACTTGCCGAAGTATCAGTTGAATAATCAGTGATAATTGGTAATACCGCATTATTTTGTAATCCATTAGAAAGATTTGCGGCGAATCCGTTAATATCTGTTGCTTGAACAGTTCCACTTATACAAGTTGGAGAAACTGGAAGAGTAGTAGATGTAATAACCATAGAGCATACAGGGTTCCATTGAGAAATAGTTGAATATTCTTGATATATAACATCTGCTGTATATTGATAAACGCCATCACCAGGAACAGAAGTTGGGGGAAATGGTGATGTATTAGATATACCAAAAATATCAGTAATAACTTGAAAATTTTGTCCATTTGTATCAATGAATTTATTTATATAAAATGGAAGAGAACTAAACATACCCGCCGTTGCTGGATTAAAAAATATACTAATTTGTGCGGTAACTGTATTTGTATTTGAGTAATAATCTTGATCACAATATAATGAAACCGTCTTAAGATCTGGATTATATATAAATGATGGTGGAAAAGTTAAAGCTTTTATAGCTGGCGGTAATAAAGCAAAAGCAGCCTTCAAAGTTTGATTAAATAAATAAACAACATATTGATATGAGTATACATCGTAATATAAATTTAAATTTGATTGTAATCCGTCTCTCTGATCAAAAGGTGCACCTGGCACTGGTGTTGCTTTTGATTGTGGCTCATAATTTAAATATACTTGATATGGTATTCCATTATAAGTTAATGTGATTGAATAAATAGATAAATTAGGACTTGGTGCGTCTTTTTGAATAGAACATCTCCATACAGGTAATGAGGCAGTATCAGCCGTCCACCTTACAACGCTTAAATTATATTTATCTGGATTATGTAAATATGCTTGTTCTCTGGCATCTTGATATTGTGCAGGACGATTACTAATATTTGTATTTTGAAAATTTGAAATTAACACATCATAGTATAGTAAATCTGGATTTGATACTGACATTATATATATATTATATAATACATATATAATATTAATTTTTAAATAAATAAAATTAATATATTTTTTTATATTTTTACAACTACAAAACTGGCGAATGCGTCGAAACTCATAGGAATTGGACCCCCCGAATTTTGAAGAACTACAGTCGTGAAATATGCACCAGGAGCAAGTACAAATGATGTTGACGCATTAACTAATTGTTCTTCAAAATCAAGGGGAGCGGGAACCCACATATTATAACCAAAATCTTGTCCAGTTGCACCAGAAACATTAATAGATGATGCTCTATAACCTACTGTGGATACACTACAATCAAACCCTACAGTATATGACGCAAGAACTAAAACATTGTATGCATTAGAATTTGTAAATCTTTTAGTTGGTATGTCGTATGTTAATCCAGTTGTATCTGGATAATTAGCAGTGTAAGGTCCCGCCCAGTCATACACCATAATACCATTCGGACATATTTGTGAAGGAGCTGTTCGTTGCATGATTGAGACCGCATTGGTCACTGCGGGTCCGCTTGATTGAGTTAGTGCTCCTGCATTAAGTGCTTGAAGATAAGACATTATATATATTATTATATAATAAATTAAATTAATATTATTTTTATTATATTTATTATAAATTATTAGATTAAAAACATAATATATTAATCTAAATCTAGATTAAATCATGGGTTAATTTAGATTATGATTACTTTGTGATATAATTTATAAATTATTCTTGCAATTAATCTAATAAATATCTATTTTAGATTAATATAATGATGAAATCCATCATTAGATTAATATATTATGTTTTTAATCTAATAATTATTATTTGTTGTTATTTGTTTAAATCATTTGATTAATAATACCATGATTAAATCTATAAATTCAACATGATTTAATCTATAAAGTCGCATGATTTGTTATTAATATCTTCTATTTTAATTAAATCATTAATATCAATATATATATAATTAATTGGTTTAATATATTTTGTGAATAATTTAATTTCATATTTATCAAATTGTTGTTTATTATATTCAATATAATATAACCCGTCAGTAAATTTAAATAATAATATAGAATCCGCCATGCACTTATCTTGTGTAATCATTGTTGTAGGGTATTCATTATATTTGCACGTCCTTGTTTTAATCTCATAATTTTTTGTCTTACTTATATAATCCCATTTATCAAAATGTTTTGTAGTTGGTTCTATCGTTTTATCTTTAAAGAATTTTCTTATAATTGGTAGTGTTTCTTGTTCTGATAATTTACCGAATTCACATCTTTTTTTAATATTAGAATAACTTGTATATTTATTATAACTCATATAATCTAGGCTAGATTTTAATTTAAAATAATCTTAAACTAATTTTATTTATTTTTAAAATATTTATTTATAATATAATATATATGGAAAATGAAAATAAAAAAGAAATTCTTGATTATTATAAAAATAAATTATCAGAGATGATAGGATCAGAAGATTTTCCACGATTCTTTACTAATTTTGATAATAATAAAATCATGAAGTATTCCGCATTAGAAAATTATGATTCTATTGAAGAATTATTACCGGAACAATTTGATTATAGATTTATCTTAATTGAAAATAAATTAAATAGTGGGCACTGGACGGTTCTTTGTAGATATAAAAATAATATTTATTATTTTGATTCCTATGGCGTGAAAGTTGATGGGCAGTGGCGATATATTCCAAATTTTATAAGGGTCGCATTAAATCAAGATTCTAATGATTTAACCAAATTATTAAATAAAGCAAAAAAAGATGGGTTTAAAATAGAGTCAAATAAAGTTAAATACCAAAGCGATGCAGATAATATTAATACTTGTGGGCGATATTGTATTATGGTTGTTAAATTAGTTCAACTGGGGTACGATATGAATGAGATAGAAAGAAAATTAGATGCTGGTTGTGAACGCTATAAATGTAATTATGATATCCTTATGTGTCGATGGTTTCCATAAGGAATCGTTGATGTTTTTCTGTTTTGATATGTCTAGATTTAGAAGCTAACCTAAACTCGGAACTGCATTCACAAATTACTTTTTCCCTTCTTTTTTCATTTATTTTATCTTTATTTATGAAATAATGTTCTTTACTTTTATTATTTTTTTTTTCTTTATTTTTTTCACGATATTGTTTATGTATTTCATTTATTTTTTCTTTGTTGATTAAATAAAATTCTTTTGCTTTTTCATTAATTGATTCTTTATTATTTTCTCTATACACTTTATTAACTTCTTTTAAAGTTTCTTTATTATCTTCTATATATTCTTTTCGTGTTCTACCTGCTATATTTTTATTAACACATTTTAATAATCTTATATAATGACCTTCTAATTGAATTCTTTCATCATTATTATTACATTCTTTCGATTCAATTAATTCAATAAAACAATTTTCTAATCCATATTCATCAAATAATAAAAATGATGATGTTGTATATTTAGTATTATTTTTTTTATATTTTTTATAATCGCATCTGTGTGTGTTCATCCTTTGACATAAATATTCTTTACAAGTTGAACCAATATAAATTTTATCACCTTTAGGGCTCCATATTTTATATATTTTAGTTTTATTATAATTCATTTCTTATAAATTATAGTAAATATTTCTTTAACTCTTTTTAACTCTTTTTAATCTATTTTTGTATACTGATTATCAATTATTGATGATGATGTTCCCATTAATGTCGCATCATTATCCTTTTCAATTTTTACATCTTTATATTTATTTGTAATAAACATATTACGTAACATACTAACTGATATATTCTTATCAAAAATCTTATTCAATATCCGTGTCATTTGTGTTGATGTTGTTAATGGTAAACCATCATATTTTACTAAAAATGGAATATTCTTTTTAGTTCCCATGCGCTTAGTTAAATATAACTTAATAACTGACATTAAATTGTCTGGTATATCAATAATTTGAGTTTGATATGTTCCTGCTGTTTTAAAATTATTAAAGATGAAACGACTTTCATTGACGTCTAAATAATTATAATCTTTATTAGTATCATCACCAATAATCATTTTAATATAATCAAGAGATCGGCGGGGCGGTATTAACAAATATAATGATAAAATTAAATATGATAATAATGAATTATATTCATTTATATTTAATTTCTTTTTAGTTTTAATTTTATCAACTTCGTCCTCATGCTTTTTATATATATTATTTATTTCGGATTGGCTTATCCAGTTTAACTCTTGTTTTTCTGATTTAGTATTATTATTTTTTAGGAGTGCGTTTGAATCTTTTAATAATTGAAAATATTGATCATATTGTTTTTTATATTTAGGATCTCCACTTAATACTGTACAAATAGATATAAGATAAGTTCTTTTAGTGTTCTCCGCCTTATCTTTTATTTGATCTAATATTTTTGTAGTGTTTTTTAAATATGTTAATGTCTTTGGTTCAATAGAGTTATTTAATCTTTTAAGATTAGATAGATATAATTTAATAGAACTTTCTTTAATTCCTTTTTCTTTCAATAAATCTAAAATCATAATATATTAATCTAAATTAGATTTTATTTTATATATTTTTTTTAGATTATAATTATATTTTAAATAATTAATATATAATTATATATAATATAAATATATGGCATCAACTAATAGTTTTAATTTAAATAATAGAGTAACACAACTTGCGAAAAGAATTTCTGAACTTCCTATTCCATCGAATATCCCCACTTTAGATGGTGATAATACTTTTACGGGTCAATGTGATTTTTTCCTAACACCAACAACAGAAACACAACCACCGCTAGATAATTCGATTAGAATAGCTACAACCGCATATGTTGATACAGCAATTAGTAATATTGTTAATCCTGATTTACTAGTTTTAGATAATACTTTTATTGGAACTAATGATTTTACTAATCAAGTATCATTTAGTGTTCCGCCTCATTCAGAACCGCCCGTTTTAGGTAATGATTTAACAACTAAAGGATATGTAGATAGTTTAGTTGGGCAATATAGCGGGGGTTTAAATTTATTTTTAAATTATTCAGAACCCGTTGTAGTCGGTGGTAATAATTATTTTAAATTATCAAATGTAGTATCTTCAGCTCTTCAACAATCACTATTAGTTCCAACCGTTAACGGTGAAAATTTATTAATAAGTTTTATTACTGATGAATTAAATATATTAGAATTACCAACGGGACTATGGAATTTATTATTATACGGGGCGATATCAGCCACAGCGAATACCGTTTTTTATCATTTTCATCTTAAAAAATATAGTGCGGGTATTATTACGACTATTTCATTATCTGGGAATTCATTAGATGTAAACGCAACACCATCTAATAACCCTGATATATACCATATGAATGCGACGGTTTCTTCAACCGTTCCATTATTATTAACTGATAGAATTATTATAGAAGTTTATTATACTAAAAATACTGGTTCTTCTGTTAATTTAACGACTTATTTTGAAAATGCTTATTATTCTTTTATACAATCAACTCTAAACGCAGGAACGACTTTATTAACATCTAATAACAACTGGACGGCAAATAATAATTTTGTGTTATCACCAACAGTTCCAACCGTTATATCATCTGATAATTCTTATAAAGTTGCATCTACAGAATTCGTTAATACTGCAGTTTCTAATATTGTTTATCCATTTGTTGGAACTGCTACAAGTGATTTAAATATGAATGGTTTTAATATTGGGAGTTCATCCGCTTTAACAATTGGACAGATTGAACGAAACACTAACTTAGTAGGGAGAGTTTATATTCCTAATGATTTAATTGTTGGGGAACCAGCAGAAGAAGTAAGAATTTACGGCGGAAGAGGCGGTGATGCCTTTGATACAACGACTCAAAATGATATACAAATATGGTTAGGAGTAAGAGAAAGAAATTCTTTATATGTCGCCTTTATTTTACCAACTACAACTGGATCAAGTATAATGACTCTTCCATCGGCATTAAACTCATACTCAGTTAAAGTTGTAAATAATTCACAATATCCGTGGACGATAAGAGGGCAAATCGGCGAGCCAATCATCCAAGGTCAAGGAGGCTTCGGAACTTTAAATCCTTATAGTATATTTATTAATGCTTTTCAAACAATTACATTTTTACAGGTAAGTAATATAAGCGGAAAAGTAAATATACTAGATTCTCAAATGATAACTGGGACGGTAGCTACATTTCCATCTTTAAGATGCCCCTATTATGATTCTGAAGGACCTTTAAGTTCAGTAAATGTCGGCACATTATCTTCTAGTGCAACCAATCTTGGAAGACTAACACAATCAACAGACATACGGGGTAATGTTAAAATTAATGGTTCATCTGGATTACTAGACCAAGTTTTAACAAGCACTGGCGAAACTACCGCCCCAATATGGGCAATAATTCCTGAAAATCCAAAAATTGTTTCACTTGTAGCCCCTGATAACTCAACAACCTTAAATGTAGTAAATAAAGCTATCATCCAAGATTCAACTAGTAATCCAACCAAACAAAAAATTATTTTAGATGCATCAGATATTGACCAAACAACAATTTCTACCATTTATAATACCTTAACTGATAATATAACAACTATAAGTTTAATTGCAATTGAAAACATAGCAAAAATTAGTTCTCAATGCACTACTAATTTCTACCCTATAATATACGACCACAATGAAAAAGAATATATGCGCGTTTATAATGGGCTTGGTGTTGCTTATTTGGAATTAGGCACTTACAATATTACAAATTTAAAGATAGGTAGTATATTAACTGCTATTAATGCTAATAACGCTTTAAGTTTTTCATTACCAAGTAATACAACTGCACATACTAAAACACCAAATAATAACTCAACACAGGTAGCAACAACGGCATATGTCGCTACCGCTATTACTAATATTCCTGAAAATCCAAAAATTGTTTCACTTGTAGCTCCCGATAATTCAACAACCTTAAATGTAGTAAATAAAGTTATCATTGAAGATTCAACTAGTAATCCAACTCAAAATAAAATTATTTTAGATGCATTTAACGATCCAACTATTTCTACTATTTATAATAACTTAATTGGTGAAACAAACACTTTAAATTTAACATCTGGTGGATCTGGTATATTTATAACCTCAGAATGTACTCTTGGTACTAGACCTCTTCAATATTATCACAACGCAAAAGAATATATGAAAGTTTATGATGTGAGTAATAATACTTATTTAGAGGTGGGTGCTAATAATGGTGGCGTCAAGTTTTTAACTTTTGGTGGTTCATCAACGGTTATTAATGCTAATGACGCTTTAAGTTTTTCATTACCAAGTAATACAACTGCACATACTCAAACACCAAATAATAACTCAACACAAGTCGCAACAACTGAATATGTTGATATCGCAATTTCTGATATTGTTTATCCATTTGTTGGAACTGCAACAAGTAATTTAAATATGGATAATAACTCAATAAATAATGCCCCTTCTATAGACTCTTCAAGTGCTTTAACATTAGGAGGAACTACCGCATCAGGTGTAAATATTGGACGCACATCTACACAAACTAAAATTGATGGAACGATTAGAATGACTAATATAGGAGTAAATAATTATATTTTTAGACGGGGAAACGTCACACAAACTATTATAACAAATTCAGATAGAGTTGTTCTTTTTCCATTACCTGTTGTTGATAATAGCACTATCGGAATAAGTTATTTAAACGGTATTTTTACAAATAATAATGCTTATCCAATTATGTGTTGTGTATCTTATACAGTGGGGTTTAATTCAAACTCAGTGGGATTTAGAAATGCACGAATTGTTGCATCGGGTAGTATTGCTCTGGCATATTCACAAATTCCAGCAGTTGCCGGTAGTCCAACTCTTTTAAATGGAACATCAAACATTCAAATTCCATCGTTAGGGACATTTAATGTTTCAATTTACCAAAATTCAACCAGTAGTATTAATTTAGACATCGGGGCGGTTAGTATTCAAATATTAGTTTTATAATTTTTTATATAATATATATATAATATAATGAATGTCTTTCAAGAAGAAAAAACAGAAACTGATAATACTAATATAAATAAATGGACTTCTGATGTAGAAAACGTTCTTGAATGTATTGCATATAATAGTGGTTTGATGGCAGACCATCATAAACAACAATATGAAATATTAATTAATAAGTTAATGTACTACAAAATTCCTATAATTTTTATTAGTTCATTAAATTCAGTATTTGCGATTGGTTTAAATAATTATATTGAACAAAATATAGTTTCAACGATAACTTGTTTATTATCTCTTCTATGTGCTTGCATCTCATCAACTGAACTATATTTAAGTATTCAAAAAAGGAGTGATGCAGAATTAATTTCATATAGATCATTCTATTTATTGGCTCTTAAAGTAAATTCAGTATTAAAATTAAATAGAGAAAACAGAAGTGGTGACGGGGATATATTTATGACTCAGTGTTTAAATGAATATTCTTCATTATTTGAAAATAGCCAAGTAAATGGACTAGCAGAATTAGATAAACTTGTTAATTTAAAACAGACTACTAATATTTTAATTAATAAATAAATAATCTAGTTTATAATTAATGGATAAAATAGATTATACAAACTTTAGCGATGGGTATCACACATTTGGGGAACTTTACGAATTTAGAAAAGTTTATAATGCTCTATTGTTTAATG